TATATAACATTGGGCAACGTTTGTCAACCCTTATGCAGCTTTTAATTTAGAAAAGTTTTTCTCTTTAACAAATTCCAGTTTACGTTGGAATTGAGCATCCTCAAGTTCCGACTTGTGAGAGATAACAAAAACGTTTGTCTCTTCCCCTAGACTATACAGGATTTTCATAAGATTGTCAACCCCATCATCGTCTAATGATGAATCAAAAGTCTCGTCCAAAATCAATAGATTGGTTGCGACTGAATTCTTCATCTTAGCAATCTGTCTCCACGTAAACAATAGAGACAAATCGATTCGTTGTTTCTCACCTTCCGAGAAAGAATCGTAAGAGAAGTTATCACGGAAACGTGACCGGATAGTCTCTTGAAAACTCTCGTCCAGATCGAAATGTACAAAGAAGTCCAAGATCTGTAGGTACTGGTTGGTCAGTTGATTGATGACCGGAATGTACTGTTTGATGATCTTGGTCTTGATGCCGGTATCACGTAACAACTCAGCATTCACTTGGTTGTACGAGTACTGTTCAGCAAGGATATACTTCTCGTCCTGAGTTTTGTGCAGTTCGGTGTTCAAAGTCTCTAACTCTTCGTTAGCACTCTTGAGGTCGCCGGTGGTTTCTGATTGTGAATCTATATCAGAACGAATACTATCATTCTGTTTGTATAACCTAGCAATCATCTGGTTATTGTTATTCACATTGTTCTGTAAAGTCTTGGCCTCTTCTAACCGACTATGGAGTTCTACAAGTTGTTCATCGTAAGTCCCCATCTGTTGAGTTGACTTAGACATTGCAGAGTTCAGTTCCTTTGCACGTGACTTCGCAGATACCTTCTTAGACTCACGTAGGTCTTCGGCAATACCTTGGTCACAGGTAGGACAGTGTTCGTTCTCGTCAAAGAACTTCGATTCCTTAACCACAGTCTTAATCTGTGATTTGAAGGTCGATTGGTACTCGATCAGTTTGTTACGATTGGAGTTTATACCTTCGATTTTCTTCGACACGTCTTCTAGTTGTGTCGTCACAATCTCCATGTGTTCAGTATTGTATCCCTGAAGAAACTCGATCTCAGTCTGGTTAGCCGCAATCTCTGACTCTTTCTCTTTACGATGTGCTGTGTTGATTGCAGACAAATCACGTAGATACTTCTTCTGTGAGTTTATCTTAGTCTTACACATCTCTATGTTGTAACCATTCGTGGTTATCTGATCTCTCAACACAGACATCTTTTCTTTCAGAATACTATTCATCTTAGAGAAAATATTGATGTCGAGAAGATCCTCGATTACCTCACGTCTCGCACCACCGGTCAACTGCATAAACGGAACAAAGGAACTTGATCCGAGAACAACAATCTGGTGAAAAGATTTGTGGGTAAGTTTTAGTATATTCTTCTCAAGCATAGACTGATATTCTTTTGCATGAGAGTCTTGGTTGATCATATTACCACCAACCCAGATTTCGAATATGTTAGGTTTTATCCCACGAACAATCTTATATTCCTGTGAACCCATAGAGAACTCAACTTCAACAACTGTTCCTTTACCATTAATGGTATTGACCAGTTGTCCCTTAGAGATCTTACGGTGGGGTTTACCAAACAAACCAAAGGATAATGCGTCCAACATAGTAGACTTACCCGCACCATTGTGACCCACGACCAATGTCGTAGAGGATGCTGCAAAGTCTATCTCTGTAAAGGCATTACCAGATGACAGGAAGTTTTTATATCGAAGTTTACTAAATTTTATCATACAGGTATTATACCATTAATAGTCAGTCTTGTCAAACTTTATTTTCTCTCGATTAAATTACTTCCATACTTTGGGCTTCTTTCATAAGGTATGAAATCTCTGTTTTGATCCTGTCCTTATTCAGATCAGTATTAACATTGTCAATATAATCGTTGACTAAGGTATGAGTATCGTCAACAGATATGTTTTCGTCACCGACATTCTCACCAAGGAAATCTTTAAAGTCTTCTGCAATCTTCAGTTCATGAATCTTCTGTTGTTGTACACGATCCACAAAACGTTCGAACTGTAGAGCATCACCCTTATTGTTCACTATGATCTTAACAAACTTATTATCTAAGTAAGACAAATCCCTGAACTTCCACTCACCCATCTCTACGTGGTCATAGTAAATCTTTTCGTAGATGGTGATTGGGTTACGGATCGCTTCCACTTCTCTTGTTTTGGTATCAAGGACATGGAAGTGTTTAGGGTCGCCACAATCATTCCAGAAGAATTCCATCTGTGCACCAAGGTAATGAATGTTACCCTGTGATGATTTGGCATGGAAGTGTCCGGTCAGTACAGTTTCGAACCGATCAAACGCAGACTTATCCATACCATCCTTACAGACTTGACCACGAGCCATCTCGAATCCTGCAAGTTCAAGGTGTGCACCCACGACTTCTGCCTTGGTAGTCTTCAGGAATTCCAGAGTAGATTTCTCATTCTCGGGATTGATCCAAGGAACCATTGCAACCTTCAGTCCACCATACTCCATAGTAGTCGGTTCCATGATAAGGTTAACCTCATTCATGTAGTGACCTTGAAGTTCCTTCAACGCGTTCAACTCATTGGTATTCTTATAGTACACATCGTGGTTGCCCGGAATGATATCCATCGTGATACCATACTCTCTCAACTTCTCCAGAAAGATCTTACGGTTATGCGCAAGTGCTTTGAAGTTGATAGTCTTACGATTATCGTAGTAATCTCCGAGATGGAGAATCTGGGTGATATTATTCTCCAACAGATACGGGAAGAACACCTCCGAATAGAAACGTTCTTGGTAACCCATAAAGATATCAGAAGAATTACGACACCCTGCATGAGTGTCGTTTAGGATTGCAAGCTTCATATAGTACTCATTTTATTAATAGATGTTACTATTATACATGATAAAGATCAGTCTGTCAAGTAAGAAAATCACTAAGATCAGAATCGACATTAACTGCACGTCTCTTCCGTTGTTTCTTTTCTTCTTTAACATAGTCTTTGAACTGTTTATCCGCATCTTTAACAGTATCAATTCGATGCCGTAATCCTTCCACGACATGTTGTCCATAAGATTCACCATCAGCAGATTCATCAACAAACATACTCACGTCCGCTTCTGCGATATACTTCATCTTAATGTCTTGTTGTTTCTTTTCTTTCTGGATTCTTCGGAGGAATGCGTACCAAGAGATCTGTGTAAAGTATGCGAAAGCATTGGGTGCGTTGGTGCGAGTAACTTTAGTGATGTCATAGTTCTCGATAGCCTTGAGACAGTTTTCTACTGCATCCATGACCATCTCTTCACGGTAAGTGTAACGAACAAAGTTGGACTTGTGTGAAAGTCCTTCTGCGATCTTCAGAAAACACAATGCGATATAATCGTTAATCATCGGACGTTCATTACCGTTTAAGGTGGCATTCTGTACACTTTCACAGTAGTCTACTACCGCTAAGGAGAACTCTTTATTGTTTACATAATGCGGTCTATCTTTAGGTTTCATTGGTACTCTCACTTTATATTTACCCTATTATACTAAATTTGGGTATGAATGTCAAGGTTTGTTTAGGTTTGTTTTCAAAGTATTTAAAGTCCCAGCCTTCTCAACTCTCTTTCTCAAATCACTAGAAGAAAATCTGTGAGACCTTTCATTGAAGTAAAGTTGGATACCACGTTTTTTACCGATATCTTTTCCGGTAAAATCCATGTCCTTGTATTCCTCTCCCAGTATACGAACATCGATATGACACATGGACAAGATATCTTCCAAGTCTGACTCTGTGGTATAGGGGATAATCTCATCGACATACTTACAGGCATTGAGTTGACTGTATCGTTCAACGATGGTCTGGATAGGGGAGTTCTTATCGGAACGGTCTATGCTAGGATCTGTCTGTAGACCCACAATAAGATAATCGCATTGTTCTTTTGCATTACGCAACATCTGAACGTGACCTGCATGTAACAGATCAAATGCAGAACAGGTAAAACCAACTTTCATAAAATAATCCTTGCCATATTAAAATTTATATGATAAAATAAGCATGTAGTCTGCCCCCCAGTCAATGTAACGTTTAGTGAATGGTTGTAGGGAACTTTAAAATGTTATTAGGTGAGTCACTATCCATCGAAACAAACTCATCGTCATACTCTGGTTCAGTACCTTCATAATCCATGATAGAATCAACTGCTTGAACATACTGTTTCAAAATTTCGTCAACTGGATTAGCGATACTGACAATCTTATCCAACTTCAAAAGAATGAATCTATCCGGATCATCCTGATAACACATGAACAAACGGAACGACCACATTCTCTGGCCATCTTCGGCTTGCGCAAACTGGATGGTAAGAGGATTTCTAATAATAAGATCATAATCATCTTCCTCAAGGATCTCACACATGATCTCTTCACCAGTGGATAACTTGAGTTGTTTCACTTGTTTTAAATCATATATCATCATCGTTTCCTT